CCTAATTTATAGATCAGATGATCAATTGACAAGCCTCAAAATGGCATTACACTATTGCACATAGAACAAAAGTTCTATTGACGACTATCTCCTTCTTCTCCTCCTTTGGCCGCCCCCTCGCTCATCCCAAACGAGCGAGGGGGCAACTCAGTGGGGGAAGTGGGCTGAAAAGTAATCAGTAGTCAGTTCTCAGTTTTGAACGGCAATTTGTAGCGACTGATAACTGATGCCTGAGGACTCTTAACACCAACAAGGAGTCGGCGTATGAGAGCATTTGAGCCGCAGGGTATGTGGATTTCACCCGATGGCAGCGCGAAGCGCGTCCGCACCAAAGGCGGGCCGCTGTTCGAGGCGTTTCACGGAATCGGCGAGGGATCAGGGTGGCGGCGCGGCGGGCACGATCTGGGTGCATCGCGGGTGGATATGGCCCGCGCTTACGCCAGCGTGGTGTGGGCATATCGCTGCATCAAGCTGCGAGCCGATTCGCTGGCGGGGGTTCCGCTCGTGCTGCTCGACCGGAGCGGCGAGTTGATCCCGGAGCACCCGATCCTCGATCTGCTGCACGATGTCAACCCGTTCACGATGAATCTGGGTGATCTGCTGCGCGCGACCGAAGCTGCCTACAACATCTGGGGGTCGGCGTATTGGTTGAAGGTGACCACATCCCTAAACATGGACAGACGTAGGGGCGAGGGGCCTCTCGCCCCTACGAACGGAAATGGTGTAAATCCCAACCGGGTGAAGATGCTGTTGTGGCTGAATCCGCAGACGGTGGAAGTGATCAGCGATCCGGTCAAGGGGATCACGGGCTATAAACAGACTGTCGGATCGCAGACTCGAACCTACGCGCCGGAGCAGATCATCGCGTTCCGCAATTTCGATCCACTGGATGATCTCGGCGGGTTAAGCCCGCTCTCTGTGGCGCTCAACGAGATCAACGCCGAACTCAATGCGGCGCGGTTTGTGTCGTCGTTCTTCGCCAACGATGCGCGCCCCGCCGGACTGCTGACCAGCGATCAGCCGATGCAGGATGGGGAGATCGAGCGGGTCAGGACGTGGTGGCAGAAGCTGTTTCAGGGTGCGGAAAACAAGTGGAAGACCGGGATTGTCGGCGGCGGGCTGCGCTGGCAGACGATCACCTTCCCGCCCACCGACCTCGCGCTCAGTGAGTTACGTGCGGAGGATCGCCGCGCGATCTGCGCGAGTTTCGGCGTGCCTGCGGGACTCGCTGGCGCGTGGGAGTCTACGACCTACGCCACCGCCCGCGAGCAGAAGGCCAGCTTCTACGAAGATACGCTACTGCCTCAGATGGAGTACATCGCGGAGATGCTGAACTGGTCGCTGCTGCGCCCGCATTATCCCGATCTGGCGGCACGCGGCGCGCGGCTGGCATTTGATATAGACAGCATCACGGCGCTGAGAGAATCCGCGACGGATAAGGCGGCGCGGCTCGGCAAGCTGTACGAGGCGGGGATTATCACTCGGAATGAGGTGCGGGCCGGGCTGGGGATGCTTCTGCTCCCGGAGAGTGAGGATGGGTTCAAGGAACAAACCTCACCCCCTGACCCCCTCTCCATTCCTAACAACAGGAATAGCGAGGGGGAGGCCAGTGATCCCGTTGAGCGTGAGACGGGATCGCCCGCAGCAGCGAAAGCGCTGCAAGCCGATCTGAAGCGGTGGGAGCGGTTCGCGCTGCGTCGCATGCGATTAGGCAAGTCGATACGCACGTTCAAGAGCACCGTGATCCCGGCAGACATGTGGTGGCCTATCGCAAGCGCGTTGGGGCGGGCGAGGTCGCCAACAGAGGTGAGGGCGATATTCCATCAGGCGGCACACGCCGAAGGCGCGATTCTAAAGAATCGGACAGAGCCTCTGGCTGAGAGCGAGCCAGAAGCATTGCTTCTGCACAGCCCTACGGGATCGGTCGGCGGCTAGATGAAGTCCCGTAGGGACGACCTAATGGCTAGCCGGAGGGTCTCACCCTCCGGCGGAGGAACGACGAATGAATCCAGTAAAAGCAATCAAATCCGATCAAGGCGACTCGTGGCTGCTTGACGTGCTGGGCGTGCCCTTCGGCGGGCCGTATGGCGGCAAAGATGCACATGGCGAGTTCTTCACCCCAGCCACCGATCTGTGGCTAAACCGTATCCCGAAGCGGCCTGTTGTGTACTATCACGGGCTGGAAGAGGAAGGCTCCGCCGAGGTGATCGGCGAGGAAGTCGGGTGGGAGAAGCGCGGCGACGGCATCTGGTTCCGCGTGCTGCTCGATCAGGGCAAGGCGCTGGCGCGTCGGGTGTGGGATGCAGCCCAGAAGGGTGTGGCGCGGGCGTCGAGCGGCGCGATCAGCCATCTGGTGCGCGTCGAAGATGACGGGCGGATTGTCGTGTGGCCCATTGGCGAGATCAGCCTGCTCGATGCGCGTGAGCACGCTCCGGCGAATCCGTATGCCGTAGCCTTGATTCACGCGAAGGCCACGTTCGAAGCCGCCGGACTGCGTGGTGTAGAGGCGTTTGCAGATACATCTGCCGATAGTCCTCATTCTCATCCACTTGCCAGCGAGGTCAAACCTCTCTGGCGGGAGATCGAGGGATCGATGCGCGGGTGGGAAGGGCGGGATCGGGGCAGCACCCCGTACCCGCTTGACCGTCCCAAGCGCAAGCCGGGGATCAAGAACGCGAAGACGCCACGCGCCGCAGGGGGATCGCGGCCAGATTCCTCTTGGACGCCGATCAACCCGTTGGGGTGGTCGGTGGGGCGAGAGGATCATGCAGGGACAAACAATCGAATATCAACAGCAAAGGGCGTACAGCCGTACGCCCCTACGAAGACACGAAAGGATGAGGTTATGACCCTAGACGAATACACAATCCGCAATATCATGCGGCAGGAGATCGGCACGGCGCTGGACGACATCTCATCTGCGGATGGACATCCCAACGCGGCGATGTTCCTGACCCGGCAGGCCCCGGTGGTTACAAGTTCGCGCGGCGAGCCTTTGCTGACCGCCAATGGTACACCCTTTGTGGATGCTATCAAAGCAATGCGGCAGGGCCGCTTCGACGTAGTGCGCTTCCAGTTGAGCGGCAAGACACTCGGTGAAGGCACAGATGCCGCAGGCGGGTATCTTGTGCCCACCGAGCACAGCAACAAGCTGATCGAGATGCTGCGCGCGAAGACGGCGGTTCGGGCGGCGGGCGCGACGGTGATCCCGATGAACAGCGATACGCTGCAAATCCCGTCACAGACAGGCGGCGCGACCGCCTACTGGGTGGCGGAGAACGCGCAGATCACCGCCAGCGATCAGACGTGGGGGCAGGTGCAGCTTCTGGCAAAGAAGCTCGCCGCCCTGACCAAACTGTCCTCGGAGTTGTTCGAGGACTCTGACCCGCAGGTCGAGTCGCTGGTGATGGCTGATCTGGCGCGGGTGCTGGCCCTGGAAGAGGACCTCAAGTATCTGCGGGGGAACGGGACGGGCAACACGCCCGTCGGGTTGGAAAGCATCGCCGGGGTGAATGTGGATTCGACCACCCTCGGCGCGAACGGTGGCACGCCCACCTTCGATCAGCTTGCCAACATGGTCTACAACCTCGACGCGGATAACGTGCCGAGCGAGGGGCGGGCCTGGATCGTGCATCCCCGCACCGTCAACACGCTGCGGAAGGTGAAGGACAGCCAGAACAAGTATCTATGGGCCGACCCTGCCGCACCCGGCGATCCCCCGACACTCTGGGGATTCCCGGTGTTCACTTCGACTGCGATCCCGATTAACGAGACGAAGGGAACCAGCACCGACTGTTCCACGATCTACCTCGGCGCGTGGCCGGAGTTCGTGGTGGGGCAGCGCAAATCCCTGGAGCTGCGGGCCAGCGACGCGGCAGGCAATGCTTTCGAATACGATCAGGTGTTCATCCGCGCGATCCTGCGGGTGGATTGCAATGTGCGGCACGCGAATTCGTTCGAAGTGCTGAAGGGTGTGAGGCCGTAGCCGTGAGGCTGAGAGCCTCCGGCTACAAATAAGGTCGTCCCTACGGGATTTTGTCGCCATGTCCCGGCAAATCCTGTAGGGATGGCCTAAACCCCAGCAGGAGGCTATCAGCCTCATGCGGCTGTCTCAGCGATCTGGCTGCGCACGAAGGCCAGCGCTTCATCGACCGTCTCGTAACGGGGAATGTTCAACGTTCCGTACTGGCGCTGTTGGAGACTATCGGCGACGAAGGTGACCCACTGGTTCGTGCCGACCAGCACCGACTTGACACGCGGATCGGTCGTAGCACCCGGCGTATCAGAGGCGATCTTGCCGAGAATCTGGACGACATCGCTGAAGGTAGTCTCAACATCTAACGCATCGGTGACGCGCCAGGTCGTCCCGCCCACTTCTTCGATGATCGGGACGCTGCGCTCGTACATCTCGCTGATGCAGGAAATATCGATCTCGCCCCACAGACGGGCCATGATGATCGGCTCGTTGGGAAGGCGCTCAACGGTTACTGGCATGGGGTGCTCCTGGCTGATGGCTGCAAGTGTAAGATCGGTTGCTCTTGTCGTCAATCTGAAATTCAGATGGGGCGATGCGTGATGGGCTTACGAACTGATTGGCTTTGCTGTTCTGCTTTTTTTGCTTTCCTGCTGTCGCTGTAGCCATCTACCGTTAGCTGACAAGCTGAAATGCTGACCTGCTGACTGGCTAAAAAAGCGCCAGAGGGTCAGGCTCCCGACCTGACCCTCCGACAATTCCCGGGTGTGTATGCTTCTTCGCATATATGCGATGCTCCCCAATAGCACGAGGTTCGTGCCCCTAGCACTCCCCCCGGAGCCATTCGCCTTGGGTGAGGGAGCTGGTCGGGTGAGAGTGCCATTAACAGAATAACAGGTCGAAATCACAAACTCGTAACGAGCGGTGTGACAAACATAACAAATATATATCGATCTTTAATAGAGTCGTTCATTTTCTTCATAAAGGGTTCACAAGGAGTTCACTGATGGTTGATTACACGACCGTCTCGGCGGTGAAATCGTACTTGCATATCAATACCGGGGCCGACGACACGCTGCTCGGTGAGCTTGTTACACGCGCCAGCCGCCTGATCGATGATCATTGCGGGAGGTGGTTCATCACCCGCACGGAGACTCGCACGTTCGATGCAGTCGGGCCGCACATTAGCGGGCGGCTGCTGTTGGTCGATGCCGATCTGTACTCCGTTACGTCGATTACGAATGGCGATGGAACGAGCGTTAGCCTCTCGAATATCATTTTGCGCCCGCTCAACTGGCCGCCCTATTTCGGCATCGCGCTGAAACAGGGATCAAACCTGCGCTGGACGTATCTCAGCGACCCCGAAGCGGCTATCAGTGTGGCGGGGCAGTGGGGCTACGCACCCAGCGCCCCAGAGCCGGTCGTCCAATCCGCGATCCGGCTGACGGCGTGGCTGTATCGCCAGCGCGATACGGGCGGCGAAAGCTCGCAGATCGAGATGACCGAGCGCGGCGTGGCGGTCG